ATAGGCATACTGATCATGACTCCAGTTGGTGATCAAGGGATTGATCAACACATAGGTAGCTGTCTTGTGTTGGTCAAACCCAGTGATTTGAATGTCTCGGAAAAACGGAGGTTTACCTGAGGCACTGCTGCCACCATCATTGTAGGATTCGCCAATGTAGCCCCAGTCGTTGACATCGCCTATGCGTTGATTGCTGTAGATGTCCTTGGCATTGTAACCAAAGCCAGTGACTTTGTTGGCGCTTTCGCCAAGGCTACCATTGGTGGGACTGGGTTGCAGATACTGTTGTGCAGCATCCTTGTAGTAGTAATTGTAGTATGCATACCACATTTTGCGAACGTTGTCGCCACCGTCATCGTGAAAAGTCAGTGTCACAGGATCATAGTTGATCTTGGTTTGCACCACACGTTTACGATTGTATTGATTTAGAGTTTCGTTGTTGATTGTGAACTTGGGCAAGTCCACAGTCTTGACCACATAACTCAACTGTGTTTGATCATTGGCTGCTAGATATCCACTCAATCCTGGAATTTCATTGTTGATTGTGAAACTCACATGAAAAAGAAACTTATACCTGGGTTTAAGTTCAAATGAGTTTGGGGTAAAGACTTTGCTTGCGTGAGTGTAATCACGCAAAGCATTGACATTAGTAAATCCTTGAAGGAATTGTTGACCAAATGTTGGCATCGCCTAGCCCTTAGGCGCCTGTGCCAACACCTGTTACTGCGCCGCCTACTGTACGGCCAAGCCCGCTGGCAATAGTGCCAACACCGCCATCATTGACTGAAGTCTTGGTTTGTGCAGCATTGTCGTAAGCAATGGTCATGGCAATTGTGACACCTTCGTTGGTGCCATAATTCAATTCACCATAGTCTGCGCCTTTGAGATAGCAACCGTACAGTTCCCACTGTTCAAGCACAGTAGGCTGGTCTGCACCGTTGCCGCCGTCAAGAACTTGGATGGTGGTCTGAAACTTGTAGTCAATACCAGCTGCGGCCGACGCTTGTTCCAAGAAGTCCAATTGCTTCTGTAGTTGTTCCCCAACTAGAGTCATCACGCTGCCCGAAGCATCGTCACGCACCGAGCAGGCAATGTCGGTCCAGGTGTGACGTCCAGCCAGCTTGAGTGTTGAGTTGTAGATTGGTAATGCGATTTCTTCAAATGTTAGATTGGGTCTAGCCACGCTGACAACTTGTTTGGTTAATTCTGTTGTGGTGTTACTGACGCCAAAATTTTCAAACAAAACTCTAAATCTATATTTGAGTTTGGGCATCAACAGGCCCTGAGCGCTCGCGGATTGATCGCTTGCTAGGGGTACTGTCATTCTGTTTAGTGATGCGCTTGCCATTTGTCTTTTCTCCTATATGTTTATTTACCTGAACTGGGGGCCGAAAAATCGGCCCCCTTGTTCATTATTGTCCGGCAGCAATAGCTCCAGTATTCTTGATACGCAACGGAATGTAGATGAATTCCACTGCTTTCACTGGCTCAATTGCAATATCTACCCACAATTCATTGCGGTCAATACGTGCAGGAGTGTTGTTGCTCAAGTCACAAACAACTAGGTAATCATACAAAGCTCGTTTGGCAACCAAGTCAATCATCAAACTGTTGACACTGTTGGTAATTTGATTACGTGTAATTGTGTCATTGGGTTCAAACAGATACTGTTTGCCAATCTCTTCCAAGCGACCACGCAAGAACGCAACCAGTCGTGCCACGTTGATACGATCCAGAGCTGTGGTTGATGGGGTACTGGTCTTGTTACCAAAGTTGGTGATACCAATGCCAGGAATAAACGTAATTGGGTTGATATTGCGCTCGTACAGGATGTCACGCACACTTTGACTTACGCCAATTTGATTGAACTCGCCTGTGGCAGCATCAATATAACCAATTGCAGTAGCGTTGTCAACAACACCACGACGTGTACCAGCTGGTGCCAACCATGGGTAGCTTGCAGCATCACTGCGCAGAATTGTGCGAACCATCATGTGGCTTGGTGGCTGTACCACTGTGTTGCCACTTAAATCTGTTGTGGTGCAACTTGGATAGAACACACCAGCATAATTGCTGGTTAGGATGTTGCCATCTTCGTTGGGTTGGCCCAAGCCATTGTTGTTTGTGGCAAACGCCACCAAGCTGGTGCCATCTGGTCCCAGACGCATTGGTGTGTCACCCACCACAAACAGTGTGTTGTTGCGTTCATTGCTGAGTGCAATCATGTTGGGTGTCAACTCTGGGTAAGCAGGTGTAGCAATAATGTTGAACTGCGTTTGTTCTTCACGTGCTGTCACACTGGTGTCAATGCCTGACTTCAGAGCTTGCACAATGATTTGACGTTGCGCCAGGCGACCTGACCACATTGCACCATTGGCTTTGTTGCCGCTGGCGCTGAGCCATGTGTTGAGATTGATTAGGTCCCAATATGCAGTATTGGTTGGAGCAATGCCTGCTGTGGTGGCCTGTACACACACATAGATACCAAAATCATAGGTAACAAAGTCGTTGACTGCATACGCCAAACCAGCTGACCAAGTGTCAATGCTGTAGTCTGTGGCAGAACTTGTGAAGTAATTGGTTTGGAACGACTTCACATTGTATCCTGAACGACGTGTGTTAAACAGCAGTGTGCCTTGTGGGTACAGGGCTGGGTTGGGGGCGTCAGGGTCAAGATAGTTGCTGGTCAGCAAACTCACAATGCTTGGCAAGGGATCAGCAGCTGGATCGGTTGTGCCGTTTGTGGCCCAACGCGCATCAGCAAACAAGATACCGTTTTGAGTGGTTTGATCTGAAGTATCAATTTCAACCCACTGGTCCAGGTTTCCAACTGGTTGCCAACGATACAGCTTGGGATAATTTTCTAAATCACTTGTATCAATCCACAGATCACCGAATTGCAGTGGTGATTCTGCCAAGTCAGTTTGTGTGGTGGGTGCTGTGGCCGAAATAATTGGACCAGTTGCATTGGTTTCTGTCAAATCATAACCGCGTACATCGCTGATAACGTTTTGGTAACCCAGCCAGGCTCCGCCATCTTGAATCATGATGTCAGCTTGATCAACTGCGCTGTAATACCACAAGCGGCCGTCTGCAGGATCTGAATCGGGTGCAGTGTCGCTGGCTGTGTAGGTAAACAGTGGGGTTGATACAAAGTTACTGAGTCTCAATTGATCAGTGCTCTGTGCATGTCCCACTTGATCTGGTGCGCCAATAGCAAAGCCTGCTGTGGCCACAGCGTCTCCGCCTGACAGGTCCTCAAGAAATATACTGCCGCCTGCACTGTGTGTGAACACAATGTTACCAGCACTGTTTACGCTGGCAGTAACATAAGGATTGGCTGCTGCACTGACCGCAGTAATAAAGTCAGACACTGATCCAGTTCCACCTATGGTCACTGTGGCAAAGAGGTTGTTGGCAGTGCCAGGTTGTGTAGAGTTCATGGTAAACTGATCGCCTACCGTAAATGCATTTCCTGTTGGGGTGGTTGTGCCAGCAATCACAGTTGCGCCAAGTGCATATCGTTCAAAAATAGTAAAGGCTGCTGTGTTGATTATGGTTTCCCAATTGAACGAAGTGTATGAAACATACAACGTACCTACAGGAATATTCTTGCCGCCGCCAGTGGGGTCAAGACCGTAAATTGCAGTTGAATCGCCTACATAGGCTGGGCAAGTTTGTGTGACCCATGCTCCCAATGCAGCACTGTATTTTTTAACTGAAATGTTCAAACCATTGTTGGCAGTACTCATGTTTTGCCATATAGAACCAGTTGGTCTAGCATTCAACGGGTCAATGTTGGCACCAGAAATCCACTTGGGTTGTTGATAGCTGTACCCTGGAAAATACTGTGGTGCAGGATATTGACTTGCAGAAATACCCAGGGTAGTCAACAGTGCGGTGCCCGAGTTGGGACCAGCAACAATTTCAATAAAACCGTCGCTGTCCGATGTAGAGCCGTCTGCGCCTGCGGTGCTGTTGGCATAAATGAACAATCTGTTGTTTACAGCACGAGCTGTTACACCTGTGATGCTGGCATTGTTGATGGCAGTAGCAAATCCTGCCACAGTATTTGTGGCTCCCACTGTTACAGTTGTACCATTGATGATCATGTTTGCACCAACGGTCAATCCTGCACCAATCACAGCATTGGTACCAGACACTGATGGCCATGAAGTTTTCCAGCCATCGCTGCCAAGTTGGTTCCAGGTATTGTCGTACTTTTTATAGTACACAAAAGCATGTTCGTTTACAATGGTCACAGCATAGTCACCAATGCTACCAATGGTTTCCAATGGAGTGCAACCAGCAATTTGATCAGTATCGTCAGCATTTTCTACATCAGTTGCATCAGTAATCACAATTGGAGTTTGCAGATCAAAACTTGCAGTGGTTGCATTCCACTCAAAAAGACCCCAGGTTGACAGTCCTGAATCCACCCAATAAGAACCATTGGGTGGTATTCCCAAGGGGCGTGACAAACTGGCTGTGAGCGCAGTCAAATCAATGTCTGCACGTTGTACATAAGCACGGTTGGTAACACCAAGAGCGCTGTACGCTGCCAGCAAACCGTATTCGTTGAGTTCGTATCCATTGATAGGAGTACCAGTTGTGGTGTTATAGAAGAACGGCACACCAAAGGTAGCAGCCAAGTCGCGCTGACTGGTAATCAAATAAGTTTTGTTTGCATTGGCGGCCAAAGTACCTGCTGCCACAGTGATACCGTCACTGGATACTTTGTTCTGTGCCGTGGCAACCAAAAAGTAAGGTACTGTGTTGACAGCTGAAGGTACGTATTGACTTTCGTCAATTACTGTTACTTCTACGCCAGGTGATGTTAGAGCCATGATGGATTCCTTTTCAAGTTCTAATATTTATTGACGAATGCCAAAAACGGCGGTATTGGCGACCCTTTGGCAAAGGTTCACCATAAATATACAATGCTGAGACCCATCTGTCAAGCCTGTCACCAGCGTGTTTGTGCTGTGAATTACATCAAAGAAGATGTCACACACTATCGCTCAAGATGCGAGAACTGTCTGAGAAAAGGACGTGGACTAAAACCACGGGAATCGCGTTGGAAATCTGCAGGTTACAAGAAAAAATCCGCATGCGACAAATGCGGATTCAAGGCCAAATATTCCAGTCAACTATTGGTGTTTCACGTGGACGGAAACCTCAACAACGCAGAGTTGCGTAATCTCAAAACAGTGTGTCTAAACTGCGTTGAAGTTTTACGCAAATCTGACGCTACGTGGCGTCGTGGAGACTTGGAGCCGGACTTGTAATCAGGGCTTTGACTTGCTGATACAAATTGTCCAAGGTGTCGTTGTTGTCTAAGACTGCGTCAAAGTCAGTGCCTACCCAACTGGTTTCGCTGGCATGAATTCCCAGGGTTTTTAGACGGTCTGTGCTCAGCAACCAGCTCATGTTTCCACGACCCTCATTTACATTTACAGCGTCTTGATACCAGTCCGGCTCGGGACCACGCACTACTCTTATCACTCTTCCACCAGCATTTTTGATAGCACGAATTTCGTTGGGAAATCTACAATCTGAAATTACCACATGATCTTGGCTGTTGCGCAGTTTGTTTTCCAAGCTGGCAATCCAAATATCATCATGGAATCCTCTGCGGCAAACTTCTGTGCCCCAATATTGTAGTACCCAACGTGGGGTAATGTTTTTACCCAAACGATTGCTCCACCATTCATCACGTTGTTCGCGCCATTCACGGGCTTGTTTAGTGCGTCCTTCCAGCATGGTCCTGTCCCAACCAAACACCTGTGCTACTGCATCTTTAAGGCTGTTGGCAAAACTTTCCTTGCGAAAATGATGCAGATTCACAAGATAGTCGGCCACGGTGTCTTTGCCAGCGCTGATAAAACCACAGATACCAATAATCATGCCAGTTCCTTTATTTTAAAATATTTTAGTGTGTCTTGCAACAAGCCAATCTGTCGGCGACAGTCTTCTAGAGCATGATGGCTTGTGGCGGGTTTTTCAAGACCAGGCCACAAACTAAACACTGTGCGACTGTCGCGCACTGCATAATACTGCCAGGGTATGGGTTTGTTGTAGCTTTTATAAGCATGCTCCAGAATGGTCATGTCATATGTGGGGCCTTGAGCCCAGATACGCTTGGAGTGCCAAATCAACCGGCCCAGTTCGTCCAGGGCCTGGTCCAAAGGAATACGCCCATCTTCGGCAAATGCTTCTGCTTGTGCTTGTTTTTGTGTGGCCCACCACTCTATGGTGCCTTGTTCAATTTTACGATTGGGCTGGCTGTCAAGATCAACTCGAGCATAGTAAAATTTGTCAGGGTAGTAGCCGTCACCAAGAGGGTCAAAGCCCTGAGCGGCTATAGTAAGAATACAAGTTTCAGGGCCAGTAGCAAGGCCCTCCATGTCAATCATCAAATCCATGCTATATTATAGCAAAACTCATGATCAATGTCAATTAGCCAATTACCCAAGTCAGTGGTTGTGAAGCATCCACGTACATCTTGAGTTCTTCAATTTTGGCATCCATGATGGCTTGACCTTCGCTCTTCATCGCAGCGCCGTTGAGTTGGCCGCCGCCCTGTGGTCCGGCAATTTGGGAAAACTTTTCACGAGCTTCACCAATGATCATTTTGCAGGCGCCTACCATGTAGTCCCGGATCCATTGTTGGATTTGATAGTCGCTGAGTAGTTGAATTTCAGGTTTGGTTTGATACACCCATAACAGCACATTTTCACCAGTGCCTTTGGGATCCTCC